TTCAGAACCGTAGAACAGCGTGCCGGCAAACTCCTGATTCATGCCTTCGATGTGCGCGCGATCTTCCGAGAGGCGGAAGGCTGCGGTGTTGCCGTTCAAATCGGCCAGCGCCTTGTCGACTTCTGCGTAGGCTTCCATCATGCCGCACGCATCAGTGACCTGCACAGTGGTCGATTTGGTAGGCTGCACGCCGCCGTAGAGCTTACGCCACGTCGGAGCAGGCAGACCGGAGCGAATCGTGGTGCGGTGGCCAGTGGGCAGGTTGCCCTCAAGCCAGACCATGTCGTCCAGGATTTCGTTGGTTTGAGACAGGATCTCTGCGATCGTGTCGACTTTACCCTGGGGTTCCAGACGCTTGGTGACGTCCAGCAGGGTTGGGTGGGTAGATGCCAAGAGTGCCATTTAAACTTCCTTTCATTTCATGTTGGGGAACATACGCTTGCTTTGGTCAGCCTCTGCGCCTGCGGCGTTGCCGCCGACATGCGTGTCCTCTGCCATCGCTTTGCCAATGCGCGCAAACACTCGCACAAGCTCCGGGTGGTTTCCCATGCCGTATGAGTCGAGCGCTGATTTGAGCTCCAACGTCCCGAACTTGTTGATCGCGTTTTGAGCGTGCTTCACGCTGGGCGTGAAGGCGTCGCCACCGATCTCCTTGTCCGCTTTCATGTCGGATACCCACTTTTCAATCGTCTGGTTCCAGCTCTCCTGCTGCTGCTGCACGGTTTTCTGCATCCGGTTGGCATACAGGCTTGCCAGTTTCTGCGCCTGGTCGTTCGTCAGACTGAGCTCTCGCGCAATCGGATCGAACTCGGCCAGCGCATCCTGGTCAAGTGTCATGCCCTCGGGCAATTGAAACTCGTACTTTTCCGGCGGACCTTCGGGTTTCGCATCCTTGTCATCGGTCTGCTTGTCGCCCGTGTCACCGGTGCCTGCGTCAGTGTTGTCACCAGCCGCTTGATCCGGTTTCGCCTGTGCCGCGTCGCCCGTCGGCGGCGTGGTCAGTACGGAACCAGCACCAGCTGCGTCGCCACCTTGTGCCGTGTTTGCGGTGTTGTCCTGCACGGCGTTGGTATCTGCGTCAGCCATTGGTTCTTTCATCCTCTTTGGATTCGTGCATCATCACGACGTACTGGTCGGCGCAAGCCGCCATCACGTCACCTATCACCATGAGGCCCATGTTGCGCATGCCCTCATTAAAAAACGTCGCACTGTTTCCCGTGAATGATGTGCGAAACACACCAGCACGGTCGAGCAAACGCCACACAAAGCGGCGCCCTTCGCGGGTCGACATGATCTTCTTGATGTCAGCGAGCTCGATGTCCCGCAGGCGCTCGTCCTTGCGCTTGCGGTCCTTGACCTGCGACTCTTCGGCCGCGTTGAATGACTTGTCCTTCTCGCTCATGCCAGTGCACCGCGCAGGTTGTTGATCATGTTGGTCAGCGCATTCTCATCGGTGACCTGCGTCTCCGAGAGCGTCTTGGCGCTCTGCGCACCTTGCTGCGCCATCTGCATGGCCATGGCAGCGTTTTGCTGCTGCGCGCGCTGCGCACGAGTGGCGGCCACTTCCTTGTTATCCTTGATGATCGACGGTGGCACGCCCAGCATGGTGCTGTACTCATCGAGCGCCTGGTCGAAGTCCAGCTTGTCGAGCACCTGCGGGTTGGCCTGCGCCATCTGGCCGGCAAACTGCATGGTGCGCTCGATGGACGATATGCCTACCATCTTCATGGCCCGCGCCATCACGCTGATGTACTCGACCGACAGGTCCATGCCCTGCAGCTCTTTAGGCGGTGGCGGCACCATGCCGACCTTGATCATGATGTTGAAGGCGCGATCGATCAGCGGGTCGAGCAGCTCGTCGTTTAAGCGCTCCAGCACCGGCCCCAGCATCAAGAGCTTCTCTTCATGGCGCTCTTGGATCTCACGCGCCGTGATGTTGGAGCGCTGATCGTTGGCGATCATCAAGAACAGATCCTCGAAGAAGGCGCGACGGATGCGGCCTTGGTTTTCTTGGATGTCGAGCACCAGCTCTTGGATGCGCGGATTGATCTGGTAAGCGGGCGCGAATCCCTGGCCGCCTTGCTGCACATCGACATAGGTCACATCGCCTGGCAGCAGGCTGGCGCGCTGGTTGCGCAGTGAGCTCGGCGCCGTCATGGGCGGGTTGACCAGCTTGTCGATGGCCTGCGCCTTGCGCCGCTGCTCGAGCTGCAGCGCCTTGATGTCGCCCAACGCATCCATCGCAGGCGAGTGACCGTAGATGTCCTCGCCGGTCAGCGCCCAGCGCGGGGCCATGAGCGGGAAATCATCGAAGCCCGACTCGCGCAGCAGACGGTCCTTGTTGTCGCCCAGCTCGTAGTACACCGAGCAGAAGCGCTTGTACTTCGATGCCGGCCGGCGCTCGTCGAACTCATCATTGGGCTCGACCACATGCACGACGTCGATCCAGGCGTCCTTGTTGCCGCGCTCGTACAGGTTCTTCACCGACTCGGACACCTTGTCGATACCGAACTGTCGCACCACCTGTGCGACTGTCATCTGAAATTCACGGTAGCAGGTGTCGACGTTGCCGCGGTAGGACGTGCCGATCATGTAGCTGCCGATCGGGTACGGGTAGCAGCGAATCACATCGTCGCTGTCCTCAAGCACCGCGAATGCGTTGGTGCCGAACACGCCCAGGTCACCGTAGGTGATGGGCAGCGTGGTGTACAGGTTCGAGCGCAGGAACACTTCGGTCATGCGCGTGCGCACCAGGTCGAGCCAGAGCTTGACTGGCGTGAATTCGTTTAACGCTGGGTCAGGCGTGCGCAGCTGGAACCAGGGACGCGCCGGGCTGGTGATGCCCGACATCATGCCCGAGCTCAGTGTGCGCACGGCCAGCGTGGCCGTGTTGTCGACGATCTTGGAATTGCGACGGTCGCCGCGGTTGCGGTCGGTGACCACGAAGCGCGACTGGCGCGGCAAGATGTAATCGGACAGATCGCGCCAATGCTCGACGAACGAAGCGCGCTCCGTCTTTAACGACGCGAGACGCCGGTTGAACTGTTCGCGCTTGCTTTCCAATTCATGCTCCAAGCACGGTGGTCTGATTGCCCATGCCCATCGTGTAAGCAGGCTGCGTGGTCGCGGCCATGCGACGGCGCATCTCGTCTTGCTGCGCGTTCATGTCGTCTGCCGGCTTGGCAACTGCGGTCTGCACGGCGGCGGCCACTGGCGGTGGCGTGGATCGGCTGCGTCTAAAGAAACACATGTCAGGCTCCCAGTAAAGTTTTCTTGGTCGTCGTGGCCGGCTCGGCCACGCCCATGGCGCCGGTCAGAATGGTCGAGCGCTGGCCCATGGCAGCGGCCTGGCGGCGGCGCTCACGGTCCATGGACTCCTGCACAGCCTGCTCCTGCTCGACCGGCGCAGCGGCTGGCGGAGGCGGAGGCGGAGGCGGAGGCGTGTCATTGCCACCAAAGAAGCACATAGCATCACCTCATGTGATATTCACAGCGTGTGCGGATTATCGCACCAAATTGCTCAGAAAAATGGGTATTCGGAATTAGCGGTTGATTCCGGCCGCCTGGATGGCTGACAGAACTATGGGGGCGATCTCCTCCGCCACTCCGACCCTGGTCTAGATTTCCCCGGCCTTTGTGCCGGGGTTTTTTTTGACCGGTTTGACCGGATGATCTTAGACAACTGTCTAAAGTTGGTCTGCAAAATGGCAAGCCAGTGATTTACCTGCTTGCCGCGTCGGGCCTGCATGCGACGACGCAGGACTTCCCGAAACTTTTCTCGATAGCGCTCGTTGGCCTGCTTGTGCACGTCGACCTGTGGCGGCTTGCGATCGGGTGCGTTGCCCAGCGCGTAGATCGCGCCCCATACACCGCGCACACCGATGTTGCGATGCCAGCCGCTGATGTGCAGCATGCGCTTCTCGTGCATCAGTCGAATGGCACTGCGCACGGTGCGATCGTTCTTGTTCAGATACTGAGCGATGGCAGTAGCGTGCAACGGCCCGTGCTCTTTAATGAGCTCGATGATGGCCAGCCGTGTGACAGGTACGCTCGGCATCAGGACATCAACCAGCGCAGCATCTGCCGTGGTGTCGGCCAGTTGATCGCGTGCAGCGGCCCGAGCGATCGGGGCAGCAGCGCTTTCTGTATGAACTCCATGTCGCAGAAAGTCTCTGCGCTGGGCTTGGGCACGTAATAGATGCCGATCTTGACCTTGCCGGTGTCAACGTAGCGCAACGGCTTGTCGTGGGTTGTCTGATTAGTTTCCATGGCCATTTCATTCGTCCTGTGATGCTTGGTAAATGACTGCTAAGGTGCCGACTAGCCCGCCCACAAAAGCAAGCGAGCACAGCAGCAGCTTGGACACTTCGCCGGCGACCAGGCCACTGGTCACCCATGTCAGGCCGGCCAGGATGGTCAGCCAAAGAAAGAACGCTAATTTGATAACGGTCACTGTCTCCTCCTATTGTTGAGCTCTCATCACGCTGCGAGATTCGCATCGCTGTAGCGATAACTTTTAATCTCTGGGAACTTTGTTGCAAACGACACGATGATGTGCGTTGGTTCATTCAAATCCTGAGTCATGGTCAGCGCTTGATCGACAGTGCTAGGTGCGTGCCACGGCATACGCTCAAACCACCAGCGCAAAGCTTTTTCGCGCGCATAGCCAGTGTGCTCGATGCACACGTACTCGGACACCGTGCGCAGGCCGCAGTGATAGTCTACGCGCAGCGTCGGGATGCCTGACTTGCCGACGTGCTTGCTGTACTGGGTGTCGCGCACGGCCAGCTTGGTGGGCGCAACCTCGGCAGCCAGCATGGCACCGACGTGCGCCTCCTTCTCATTCGTGCGCTGGGCGATCTCGAACTCGTGGCCGCACTCGCAGACGTGCAGGCTGATGGCCACCAGACGGTGACAGGCAGGGCATTCCTTGACCGGCGCCTCCTGGTTCTCGCCCTTCTTGCCCTTGCGCGGTGGCTCGACCGCGTCGATGAACCCGTGCCGGCGCACGTTGCCGCCGAAGTCGAGCACTAGGCAGTCTTCCTTGCTATCGTGCAAGCGCAGGCCACGTCCTACCATCTGAACGTAGAGACCTGGCGATAGCGTTGGACGCAGCATTACCACAGCGTCAGTCGCCGGATGATCAAAGCCGGTGGTCAGGATCGAACAGTTCACCAGCGCACGCAACTGGCCAGACTTGAAGGCGTTGATCTTCTCGTCACGCCATGCGTTGTGGTCTTCGCCGCTGACGTAGCTGGCTGCGATACCGCGGCGCAGTAGCGCAGCGCTGACTTGGCTTGCGTGCTCGACCGTGACACAGAAGATCAGCCACGCATTGCGATTGGCACAGCGCTGCACGATCAGATCTGCGTGGTGCTCGACAAGCTCGAGCGCTGACATGCGCTCACCAAGCTGGGCGATATTGAATTCACCGGCAAGCGTGCGCACGCCGTCAAGGTTCACGTCGTCACCGTGCTTGGCAGTCAGCCGGCACAGGTATCCTTGCTCGATCAGATCTGCGACGTTTGCTTCGTATGAGATGCCGTCGAACATGGCGCCTTCACCTTCGTGCAGCAGGCCACTGTCTAAGCGATACGGCGTGGCGGTCAGGCCGATTAGCTTGACGTCAGGGTTAGCCTGGGCGGAT